ACAAGGACCAAAAGGTGATACGGGCGATACTGGAGCTCAAGGCCCCACGGGCGCGACCGGTGCCACCGGACAGGCTGAAGGTTGGTACAGCGGATCATCAGATCCGACAGGTGGTACGGGAGTAGTAGGCGATTGGTATCTAAATACGACTAGTGGCGACGTCTTCGAGAAGACTGGTTCTAGTACTTGGACCAATCGCGGCAACATCAAAGGACCGACTGGAGCAACGGGCGCAACCGGCGCTCAGGGGGCTCAAGGTACTTCTGGTGCAACTGGAGCTACTGGTCCAGCGGGTCCTGGCGTAGCGGCTGATCTTCAAGCGTTCACTACACTTACCCCTGGTGCCACTTGGACCAAACCGGCGGGTTGTTCATTAGTCGAGGTAGTTTTGTTTGGCGCTGGTGGAGGCGGCGGCGGTGGTTTCAACAATATGGCCGGACCGGGTGGAAGTGGGAGTGGCGGCGGAGGAGGAGCTTGTACCAGAAGGAAGTTTCGAGCTTCTGATCTTCCAGGAACAGTAACCGTTATATGTGGAACCGGAGGAAATGGCGGTAATCCTGGCGCAGCAAGCGGTTCGAATGGTTCTGGTGGTACTGCATCTACGTTTGGAATTTATGCTGCTGCCGGAGGTGGCGGCGGCGGTTCTGGAGGTAGTAATTCAGGAAGCCTTTCTGGTGGTAGCGGCGGAGGATATAACGCCAATGGAACGGCTGGTAGCGGTTCCGCCACGACCGGCGGGAATAACCCTCTAGGCGCATCTACCGATGGATTTGGTGGAGTTGGTGCCGGTTGTGCGGCAGGCGCACCCGGGAAAAATGCTGAATATGGTGGAGCTGCTGGTGGGGGCTCTCCTTCGTTGGGTGCAGCTGGAGGGAATAGTGCCTTCGGTGGAGCTGGAGGCGGCGGTGCTGGAGGGTTCAATAGCGGTCCTACTGCCTTGGCAGGTGCAGCTGGTGGCGCTTCTGGAAATCAGATCGGTTTTACTGGTGTAGGTGGTGTTGCCGGAACCGCAGGCGGGGTTGGAGTTGCCGGAGGAAATGGAACGGACGGCACTTCGGCTTACGGCGGAAGTGGTGGGGGCGGATCTGGCGCAAAATCAACCGCTGGTGGTCTCAACGGTGGTGCAGGAGGATCCGGGGGAGGCGGCGGTGGTGGTGGAGGCGCATGTAATGGTGGCACCGCGGGTACGGGCGGTCGAGGTGGAGATGGGCGGGTTTATGTCTGGGCTTGGTAAAAGTCATCGGAAAAGGAGAGGCTATGCCCGTATTCCTTCGAGGTATTAGGCGGCCGGGGGGCGATGCGGTTGAAGTACTACATGAACTCGACGTCGACGCCCCTCCCGCCCCAAGCGGGCTTTTCGACGCCTACGCGTATTTGCGAGACGAAAAAGCCAACAATGTCGCTGGTGGTAGTGCCACTGGCGCTTCGTGGAACACTCGGGTTTTGAACACAGAAGTGTTTGACCCGGACAACATTGTTTCTCTGGCGAGCAATCAGTTTACGCTCGAGCCTGGGACATACCTAATCGAGGCTTCGGCGCCAGCGTTGTTCAGTGGAAAGAGTCGGTTGAGACTTAGAAACATCACCGCCGGTGCAACTGCGGGCTTGGGTCCGGCCACGTATTCTGACACGGGCGCGATTACTTCCTCGCTCTACGCGAGTCTTCGGTGTCGAGTCACGGTTGCTGTGGCTACGACATTTGAGTTGCAGCATTACGTCGCGAATGGACCCGGCTTTGGAGTTGATCTAGGAACTCCGACGAATTCGGGTGAAACCGAGGTTTATGCGGAGGTACTGATCTACAGAGAGCCAGCGTCGTAGAAGGGATTAAGATGGGTCTGTCCAACACGGCAGTACCAACGTATTACGGGCAATTTCGTGAAGCGGTACTAGCTGGACAGATTCCTGTTAGCCGCGAGATCTCGCTGGAGATGAATCGGATCGATTCGCTTATTGTTAATCCGAACATCTACTACGACGATCAAGCGGTAGAAGGATTCATCAAGTACTGCGAGAACGAATTGACACTGACGGATGGTTCCGATCTTCATCTCCTTCCGTCATTCAAGTTATGGGCCGAGCAGATCTTCGGCTGGTACTACTTTGTGGATCGAAGCGTTTACGTCCCCGCTTCCGAAGAACAGGAAGGACATTATGAGACGCGTCGTATCAAGAAGCGTCTCATCCTCAAGCAATATCTGATTGTTGCTCGCGGCGCTGCAAAATCGATGTACGGGTTCCTCATTCACAGCTATTTCCTGAATGTGGATACGTCGACTACGCATCAGATCAACACGGCTCCGACGATGAAGCAGGCAGAAGAAGTTCTGTCTCCGTTTCGAACGAGCATTACGCGCGCGCGTGGACCTCTGTTCAAGTTCCTCACCGAAGGGTCACTTCAAAACACCACCGGTTCCCGGGCGCTTCGAGTGAAGCTCGCTTCAACGAAGAAGGGAATCGAAAATTTCCTGACCGGGTCGATCCTAGAGATTCGGCCAATGGCGATCAACAAGCTTCAGGGCTTGAGGCCAAAGATCTCTACGGTTGACGAATGGCTTTCTGGCGATCTTCGAGAAGACGTTGTCGGAGCCATCGAACAGGGCGCGTCCAAACTCGAGGACTACCTCATCGTAGCTATTAGCTCTGAGGGAACCGTTCGTGCGGGATCCGGAGACACGATCAAGATGGAGCTAGCAGACATTCTCAAGGGAGAGTATCTCGCTCCTCACGTGTCGATTTGGCATTACAAGCTTGACGAAATTGAGGAAGTGGCCGATCCGTCGAAATGGCCTAAGGCCAATCCGAATCTTGGAGCCACGGTGAGTTATGAGACGTACCAACTCGATGTCGAACGTGCTGAGAAAGCACCAGCCTCGCGCAACGACATCCTTGCTAAGCGTTTCGGGATTCCGATGGAGGGCTACACGTATTTCTTCACGTACGAAGAGACGCTTCCTCATCGTCCGAGAGAATTCTGGCAGATGCCATGTTCCATGGGAGCGGACCTGTCTCAAGGAGACGACTTCTGCGCCTTTACGTTCCTTTTCCCGTTGAGTCGGGACCGATTCGGGGTCAAGACGCGCAGCTACATCACTGAGCTTACGTTGATGAAGCTTCCAGGCGCAATGCGCAAGAAGTATCAGGACTTCATCGACGAAGGAAGCCTTCACATAATGCCGGGAAACATTCTCGACATCGACACTGAGGTGTACGATGATCTAGAGCGTTTCATTGAGACGTCTCAGTATGACGTTCGCTCTCTCGGATACGATCCGTACAACGCGAAGGAGTTTATAAAGCGTTGGGAAACCGAGAACGGGCCGTTCGGGATCGTGAAGGTTCTACAGGGGGCGAAAACTGAGTCCGTCCCTCTGGGAGAGATAAAGACCTTGAGTGGCGAACGCGCACTAATATTCGATCAGGCTCTCATGTCGTTTGCGATGGGGAATGCGATCACGTTGGAGGACACGAACGGAAATCGTAAGCTTCTGAAGAAGCGGCAAGACGAGAAGATCGATAACGTGGCCGCTCTACTGGATTCGTGGGTCGCGTACAAGGCCAACAAGGAGGCGTTCGAGTAATGGAGGCAAAACACGTGAGAACACGCACCGAAATCAACTTGGCAGACATCTGCCTGGTCGTGATCGCGATTTTCGTCGTACTCGCATTCTTCAAGGGTTGGGGGTAACAGGAAGGAGGTGACCTATGTCGAAATTTGGGGACGCGTTGCAGCACGCTTTCAACGTGTTCACGAATCAGGAGGCGGAGAGAAGGCGAAACTCTCCGTTTCCGATCAATCCTCAGCCATCGCCGTTTGCTGAGTACTACGGGCCAAGCTACGCGTACGCGCCCGACCGTGTGAGACTGCGCATCCCGAATGAACGTTCGATCATCTCCTCGATCTACACAAGGCTCAGCATCGACGTAGCCAAACCGGACATTCGTCATGTTCGACTCGACGAAGAGAACCGGTACAAGGAAGACATCGACAGCGGTCTCAATAACTGTTTGACCATTGAGGCCAATCTCGATCAAGCAGCGCGAGCGTTTCGTCAAGACATCGCTCTGACGCTTTTTGACTATGGATGTGCAGCCATCGTTCCTGTGGACACGGATCTCAATCCACAAGACACAGGAGGCTACGACATCCAGACGCTTCGGGTCGCGAACGTCGTTCAGTGGTTCCCGAGACACGTTCGGGTCAATCTGTACAACGTGGATACGGCGACTCGTCAGGAGATCACTCTTCCGAAATCGATGGTGGCGATTGTCGAGAACCCGTTGTACTCGATCATGAACGAGACGAACTCGACTCTCCAACGACTTCTTCGCAAACTAAGCCTTTTGGATGTTCTCGACGACAAGGTGGCAGGCGGGAAGCTGGATCTTCTCCTCCAGTTGCCATACGTCGTCAAGTCGGAAACGAAGCGGCAGCAAGCAATGCAGCGACGTGAGGACATCGAGTTCCAACTAGCAGGAAGTAAGTACGGAATCGCCTACATCGACGGGACCGAGAAGGTCACGCAGTTGAATCGTCCGGCTGAGAACAACCTCATGAGTCAGATCGAGTACCTAGTCGCG